TTAACATTCAGCCTTTCCAGGAGTTTTTTATAAAAGTATTGTTTGGATGGCAAAAAAAGAGTGGAGGCAGAAGATTCCGCAAGGCTTACCTTGAAATAGCTAGGAAGAACGGCAAGACAGAACTTGCAGCTGCGATTGCGGTTTATTGCTTTCTATTAGACAATGAAACTGGAGCGGAAATTTATACAGCTGCTACTACGAGGGACCAAGCAAGAATAGCTTTTGAAACGGCAAAGGTATTTTTAAAGAACTTGAAAAAAGACTCAAAGACATTTGATAAGTTAGTCAATGTTTTAAAATACAATTGCAATGTACCTACAACAAATACAAAGTTTGAATCAGTATCTGCTGATGCTGATACGCTAGATGGATTAAATCCGCATTGTGCAATTATTGATGAATACCATGCCCACAAGACAAGCGATGTTTTAGAGGTAATGGAAACAGGTATGGGATCAAGGACGCAGCCTTTACTCCTTATAACTACTACTGCAGGTTTTAACAAAGAATCTCCATGCTATCTTTATCGCAAGGTTATGATTGATATTTTGGAAAAAAGAAAAATTGATGATTCTGTGTTTCCTCTTCTCTTCTGCCTGGATGAAGGCGATGACTGGCAGGATAAAAACAATTGGACAAAATCTAATCCTAACTTGGGCATTACTCCTTATATCGATTACATGGAAAACCAATACCAGAAGGCATTAAACGAAGGAGCAGCAAAGCAGATACAATTTATGACAAAGAATCTAAATGTATGGACATCTACATCTTCTGTTTGGATTTCTCAAAGTTACATTAATGATACGAGGCTATTTATTGATGATGAAATATTGCAAAATAAAAAATGCTATGGTGGATTGGACCTTGCTTCAACCCGTGACATTTGTTCACTGGTTCTTTGTTTTCCGGTGCAAGATGGATTGACAAAGCCGCACATTAAAAGTTATTATTTTTGTCCTGAGGATAATGTGAGAGAAAGGTCACTTAGTGATGGAGTACCCTACTTGCAATGGCAACAAGATGGACATCTAATAATGACAGATGGCAACGTTACAGATTATGATTATATACAAAAGTTAATTATTGACATTACGGCAAAGTATAAAATAGAATGTATAGCTTTTGATAGATGGAATGCCAGCCAACTTGTTATACAGTTAACAAATGATGGAGCAAACATGAGGCCATTTGGGCAAGGCTTTATCTCCATGTCTGCACCAACTAAAGAAATAGAAAAATTGTTTTTAAGTGGAGAAATAACACACGATGGCAATCCAGTAATGGAATGGATGATAAGTAATGTAATTTTAAGACTTGATCCTGCCGGAAATATAAAAATAGATAAAGCTAAAAGCACAGAGAAAGTAGATGGACCTGTTGCCATGGTTATGGCATTTGCCCAGACAATGCAAGGCGATAAGCCAACAATTTATGAAAGTAAAGAAAGAGAAAGAGGATTGTTAATGTTATAATGTACCTAATTAAAAATATAAACCTTTTAATTATGGAAATATTAATGCAAAAACATGAGTACGCTCAACAGGTGAGACAATTAAATTGCACATCTGGTTATTTTCACAGATTTTATGAATTGATTCCTGAATGCAAGACGCACCTGGAAGCATGGCAAAAGCTGGAGGAAGAAAGAGAGGAATTAGGGTTAAACGAGAAATATACAACTTATAGCAGCTTTCGTAAAGCGAAAAGCAATTACATGGAAATTAAGTTTGTATAACGTGTTACCTTAAGCGCATTATTTTATACTAATCTGGTTTATATTTGCCGCATGGGATTATTAAATACTATGCGGTCTTTTTTTTCTAATACTAGAAGTTTAGAAAATCCAAGTACACCTATAAACGGTGATACATTAGGCGCATTATTTCAACGCTCTTCTGCAGCAGGTGTAGCTGTAGATGAATATAGCATTATAGGTCTTCCTGCATTTTATAGAGCAACTCAAATACTTGGCGGAGTGATTGCCTCTTTGCCTTTTGATATTATTGAAACAGGTGCAGATGGAAGTTTAAGAGTAGCAAAAGAACATCCTAATTATAAGATAGTTGCTCGTGAGCCATCGCAATTTTACACAGCTCACACATTTTATAAAACATTAGTGCTGCATTATTTGAGCCATGGTGCTTTTTATGCAGCGATCAATAGAAATACGAATAGCGAGAGAATAACATCTTTACAAATACTTGATCCTACCCAAACAGAATGCTATTATAATACAAGAGGTGAATTACTATTTAAAAATAAGAAGACATCAAAAAAATATAGCTCTGATAATGTAATCCACATTCCTAATTTATCTTGGAATGGAGTGGAAGCCTTTAAGATGGCTGATCTACACAGAGACAACTACGGTCTAGCTTTAGCCAATAGAAATTACGGTGCTAACTTTTACAAGAATGGCGCACATTTAAACGGTGTTTTAAAACATCCTGGCAAGTTAACCAATGAAGCCTATGATAGATTAAAATCATCTTTTAATCGTGCTTTTGGTGGCAGCCAGAATGCTGGAGGCACTGCCATCCTGGAAGAAGGCATGGACTTTCAGAAAGTAGGTCTTAACCCTACTGATGCAGCTTTCAATGAAACAAAGAAAGCTACCATCTCCGACATTGCAAGAATTACCGGTGTGCCAGGTGTTTTATTGGAAGATATGGATAAGGCTACATTTAGCAACATGGAGCAATTAAGCCAGATGTTTGTAAATTATACCATTATGCCATTGTGTGAGATAATAGAGGCAGAATTTAACAGAAAGATATTTTTTGAGGTAGAAAAAGATAGATTTAAAACAAGGTTTAATCTTGATGGATTGTTGAGAGGTGATGTTACAGCGAGATCATCTTATTATACAACAATGCGAAATGTGCTAGCCATGTCACCTAATGAAATTAGAGTTAAGGAGAATTTAAATCCATACGAGGGAGGAGATAGTTATGAATTGCCATTAGCATCGAACATTAAAATAGAGCCAACGACAAATGCCGTACAGTAATTACCCACAATCAGCAACTAATGCAGCAAAGAAAGCTTTGAGGCATAAAGAAGAAAATGGAAGCCAATGTGGTACTAGTGTAGGTTGGACAAGAGCTAGGCAGTTGGCAAGTAGAGAGGCATTGAGTGAGGATGAAGTTATTAGGACATATAGTTTTTTAAGCAGAGCAGCAGTTTATGACCAAGGTAAATATTTTGATGAAAATGATAATGAGATTTGCGGATCAATAATGTATGACGCCTGGGGAGGTTCAACCATGCTTCCTTGGGCAGAGAGAGTTGCCAATGAAATAATGGATGAAAGAGCAAAAAATGATAACATGGAAAAAAGAAGTATAAATTACGAGTTTCGCGCAATGCCTAAAAAATGATAACATGGAAAAAAGAAGTATAAATTACGAGTTTCGCGCAATGCCTGAATCTCGCACAATAGTAGGCACAGCAACGGTGTTTAATTCTGCCTATGATATGGGATGGTATGATGAAGAAATGACACAAGATGTATTTGCTAATTCAGATTTATCTGATGTTGTAGCTTTGTTTAATCATGATGCAAACATGGTTCTTGCCAGGACAAAATCAGGTACATTAAAACTAAATGTAACTGGCAATGCTTTAGAATATTCTTTTGAAGCACCAAATACTACTTTAGGGAATGACTTATTAGAAATGGTTAAACGTGGTGATGTTTATCAATCATCATTTGCATTTACTGTAGATGCTGAAGATTGGCAGGAAACAAATGGAATGAAACCAAAGAGAATTATCAGAGGAATTAAAAAAGTGTATGATGTTTCTCCGGTCACTTATCCTGCAAATCCTGATACAATGGTGGCAAAGAGAAGTTATGAGGCAATGACTAGTAAAATAGATGAGGAATTACAAAAAGTAATTGATATTGCGGTAAAATCAGAAATTAACATTAATAATGAATTACGCAGGAATGCCCTGCATTTACTTAAATTAAAAACTTTAACAAATGAACTCTAAACAGTTAAGAGAAAAGAGGGCTTCCGATTACGCAATAATGGAAGACCTACAAAAAAGAGCATCAGCAGAAGGTAGATTAATGTCAGCTGAGGAGTTGGCACAATGGGACCAGGCGGATGCATCTTTTAAAAATTATACAGACCAGATTTCAAGACTTGAAAGATGGAACGAAATTAACTCCGAGACAAAGGAAGTTAGTGTTTATGAGCAGGCTGTTGAAATTATGCCAAGTAATCAAAGGGACATTATAAAGTCTGATGAGTACAACACAGCATTCTTTAAAGCTATTGCTAAGAGAGAATTAAACACGAAGGAAAGATCAATGTTAAGAGAGGTGCGTGGAACGGCAACTATTTTAACAGCTGAAACAGGTCTTGCAGGTGGTTATGTTATTCCTTATCAATTCTCAAACGAATTGGAAAGGACGATGAAGTATTACGGACCAATGTTGCAAGTTAGCCGTATCATCACTACTCCTCAAGCAGGTACTTTGTACTGGCCAAAGGTAAACGACACAGGCACAAGTGCAAATTGGCATACAGAAGGTGGAGCGGTAACTGTACAGGACATGACATTTACGCGTGAAACATTTGCAGCTCACGTTTGTAACACATTGGTAAGAGTATCTGTAGAATGGGCAAATGATGAATTTGGCTTATTAAACAGCGAATTACCAATTATGTTGGGTGAAAGACTTGGTAGAGCGTTAAATACTGCATTTACTACCGGTGATGGTTCAGGTAAACCAACAGGCTTTACTTATAACGATGCAGCACCATCTGGCGTTGAGTCTGCGGCAACTGGATCATTTACTGCAAGTAATTTAATTGATTTAGTGCATTCAGTTGATATAGCTTATCGTAATTCTCCATCTGCTGCATTCATGATGAATGACCAGATTTTAAGTGCAGTTAGGAAGTTAAATGTTGATAATAATTATAACGGTTTATTTCAGCCATCATTGAGAGAAGGTACACCTGATAGATTATTAGGTTATAATTTCTTTATAAATAAAACTCTCAACAACATGTGCAATAAAAGGGTCTATCATCTTCTCTTGAAAGATTGGTTTTAAAATTTCCGCTTCGTAAGATTTATAATCAATTAATTTTGACATTTGTTTAATAAGTAAGTTTAATAAGTAAGTTTAATTTTATAATAATTTTATTATAAAAAATAAAAAATCAGTTAAATTTAGGTATAATGACGGCGAG